CCTATGCGTACACGTGGCCGAAATTGAGAGATTGAAAATGGGACGCGGGCGAAAGCCGACGCCAAAACCGATTTTGAGAATCCGGGGCTCGCGGATTCGCGGGCCGCACGTCACCGGCATCGATGCACCGCCTGGGATTCCGCCGGCACCGGATTGGCTGGGCGAAGTTGCTCGCCAAGAGTGGGAGCGGATCGTGCCAATGCTCGAGGCGTCCAAGGTTATGAGCCCGCGACATCAGCAAACGCTTGCGGCGTACTGCGATTCGCTGGCAGACATGATTGATGCAGACCGTGAACTGAAAGCCAACGGTGCCACGTTCATGGACGACAAAGGTAGGGTGAGTAATCACCCGGCGTGGACTCGCAAGCGTGACGCTCGCACGTCCATGCTCAAATTCGCCGCCGAGTTCGGCCTGACAGCGTCAGCCATGTCGAGGGTTTCGGCCGTTGAGCAAACGAAAGACACCGACGACGAAGACCGCCTCATGTTCGGTTAAGAAGCCCTGCGGCAAGTGTGCCTCGTGCATTGCCGTGCGGTTCTTCGAGAAACACCTGACGCACGCCAAAGGCGAGTTGGGCGGCAAGCCGTTCCTATTGGAGCGGTGGCAAAAGGACTACGTCCGAGCGTTGTTCGCTGAAGTCAACGGCCGTCGCAAAATCCGCACGTCGCTGCTGGCCATTCCTCGCAAGAACGGCAAAAGCACTTTGGCTGCCGGCATTGCCCTGCGGTGCCTGCTCGAGGACGAGCCCGGTGCTGAAGTGTACTCGTGTGCTGCGTCACGGGATCAGGCGAGGCTTGTATTCGATACAGCCCGCATCGCTGTGGAGCAGTCGCCTACGCTATCAAGCCTGCTGAAGGTCTACAGGAACGCCATCGTCCGAGAGTCAACGCACGCCACCTACAAGTCACTTTCCGCCGAGGCCGGATTGCAGCACGGGCTTTCGCCGCATGCCGTGGTTTTTGACGAGCTCCACGTAAGCAACCGTGAGATGTGGGAGGTGATGCTGTCGGGCCAAGGTGCTCGACGCAACCCGCTGACGGTGGCCCTGACCACGGCGGGCTACGACCGCAAGAGCGTCTGCTGGGAAGTCTGGAAATACGCCGAGGGTGTCGCCAGCGGTGCCATCAAAGACGAGTCATTCCTGCCGATGATCTTTGCGGCTCCCATAGAGGCCGACTGGAAAGACGAAAAGGTATGGGCCGCCGCCAACCCCAACCTGGGCGTCTCGGTAAAGCTCGACTTCCTGCGGAGCGAGTGTGCCAGGGCCATCGAGATGCCGACCTATGAGAACACTTTTCGCCAACTCTACCTGGACCAGTGGACGGAGCAGGATCAAAGGTGGCTGCGTATGGATCACTGGGCTCAGGGCAACGGTGCCTGCCCGGTGGATCTTGCCGGCCGCGAGTGCTGGGCCGGGCTCGACCTGGCCACGACGTTCGACACCACGGCCTTTGTGCTGTTCTTCCCGTTGGACAACGGCACGTTCTGGGTTGAGCCGCACTTCTGGATACCAGACGAAAACGCCCACCAGCGTGAGCGTCGGGACAAAGTGCCTTACCTGACATGGCAGCGGCAGGGGCACTTAAACATGACAAACGGCAACGTGACTGACTTTGAAGTGGTACGGCGTGACATCGTCAACCTTGCCAGCAAGTACCGCATTCGTGGCATTGGATTGGACCCGTGGGGCAGTGCTCACCTCGGCCAGCAACTGCAAGGAGATGGGCTTCCTATGCAAGACTTTCGACAGGGCTACGGCTCTTTGTCAGGCCCGTCGAAGCAGCTAGAGAACTTCTGCGTGTCGGGCAAGCTGATTCACGGTGGGCACCCGGTGCTGGCGTGGCAGGCGAGCAACGTGGCGATTCAGCAGGACAGTGCGGCCGGAAACATCAAACCAAGCAAGGCGAAGAGCACCGAACGCATTGACGGGATCGTCAGCCTGGTGATGGCCATCGGCCTCTGGCAGACATCGACAGCACCGCCACCTGAGCAAAACTGGGATTTGGTCGCCATATGATCGCCAACGCCGAGACGACAGAAGACAAGAGCTACCGCATCATCGATCTGCGTGGTGCGTCAGGCGACGGGTGGAACGATTCGCCGTCCCGTGGCCCGGCTGGCGTGCGGGTTACGCCTGAGACGGCCATGCAGTGCTCGACGGTTCTGGCCTGCGTGCGGCTGATTGCCGAGAACGTCGCCACGATTCCGCTGCATGTGTTTCGCCGGCTGCCGGAGGGCGGCAAGGAGCGTGCCCGCGATCTGCCGCTCTACCGTCTGCTCAACCAGCAGCCCAACGGCTGGCTCACGTCGTTTGAGTTCCGCGAGATGCTTACGGCACACTGCCTGCTCTACGGCAACGCATACGCCGAGATTCGCAGCGGGGCGAAAGGTGCCGTGTCAGAGTTGTGGCCGCTGCATGCGTCACGGATGAGGCCAGAGCAGCTCGAGGACGGGACGCTGCGGTATTGCTACCGCGAGCAGAACGGCCGCGAGACGATCTACAGGCAAGACCAGATTTTCCACTTGCGGTGGCTGTCGAATGACGGCGTTTCTGGGATGCTGCCCATCACGCTCTCGCGTGACGCCATCGCACTCGCTCAGGCGTTGGAGACGCACGGCGGTGCGTACTTCGGCAACGCCTGCCGGCTGTCAGGGCTCATGGAGTCCGACAACCCGATCACGGTGGAGACTGCCGAGCGGCTGCGTGAGCAGTTTGAGCGGATGCACCGTGGGGCCGACCGAAGTCATAGAACGGCCGTACTCCCGCAGGGCGTGCATTGGAAGGACGTGCAAAGCACCAACGAGGCCAGCCAGTTTCTGGAAACCCGGCAATACCAAGTGATTGAGATTTGCCGCGCCTACCGGGTTGACCCGTCGTACGTGCAGGACAAGACGAAGGTGGGATACGCCAGCCAGGAGCAGGCCGCCATCGACTTGGTGCAGCAGACGCTCTTGCCGTGGTTCCGCCGCTGGGAGTCGGCCATTACCCGCGACCTTGTGGTGAAAGACGACGTTTTCTTTGCTGAGTTTGATACCCGTGGCCTGCTGCGTGGCGACCTGGCCGCCCAGGCCAACTGGCTGCAAACCATGCTCAACACCGGCATCTACTCGATTAACGAGTGCCGCGAAGTGCTCAACATGAACCCCATCGGGGCGGATGGCGACCAGAGATACATGCAAATGAACCTCACCACCATGCAGGGCATTGCGTCGGCGGCTGCCGGCAACGCTGGTGAGCCGGCCCCGGCCGACAACCTGCCCGTGTCGTACACCGACGAACTGCTCAACGGCGAGACACCGCCGGAAGGTGCTGTTAGGCCCGCCGGCCCAATCTCACGTTCTGCCCCAGACGCCGTGGGCGTTGGAGACTTTGTGTCGTGGAACTCGTCGGGCGGGCGTGGTCGCGGAAAGATTGACCGCGTGGTACGAGATGGCACGATCAACGTGCCGGGCAGCGACTTCAATATTGAGGGCACAGAGGACGATCCGGCCGCACTCATCAGCGTCTACCAAGAAGTCGTAGGCGGATGGAAGAAGACTGACACGCAGGTGGGCCACAAGTTTTCGACGCTCACGCAGATTGACCCGCTGCCCGAGCCGCCGCCGGAAGAGAAGTCACAACCCAAGCGTCGGAGCCGCAAGCGTGGCTAAGTACGACAACATCGACTTCACGCCACCCAATGGCGTGCAAAAGGAGGCGGCTCAAGGGCTGGAGTGGCGTGACAAGTTCAACCGTGGCGGCACTGAAGTTGGAGTGGCCCGAGCGAGAGACTTATCAAACGGCACCAACATCAGCCCAGACACGGCACGCCGGATGGCGTCGTTCTTTGCCCGCCACGAAGTGGACAAGCAGGGCGAAGGGTTCCAGCCAGGCGAGGACGGCTTTCCCAGTGCTGGGCGTATAGCGTGGGCTCTGTGGGGCGGCGACCCTGGACAAGCATGGGCAAACAAACTTACGCGGCAGATGGATGCCGCTGACAACGAGGGCCGAACGATGAACACTGAACTGGAACGCCGCTGCGTGGCTCTTCCGCTTACGCTGGAAACCCGAGAGGCCGGCAAGGCATACATCACCGGATACGCAGCAAAATACAACGTCCGCTCTACGCTGCTCGGAGGCCGGTTCCGCGAGGAGATCAAGCCGGGTGCGTTTGACCGTGCCCTGCGTGAGCAAGAGCACCCGATCGTGGCCTTGTGGAACCACGACAGCAATCACGTCTTGGGCAGCACCCGCAGCGGCACGCTCGAGGTGGACACTGACGACATCGGCATGCGGTACTCAGTGGAGATTCCAGACACCACTCTGGGGCGCGATCTTCAAGTTTTGATTTCTCGTGGCGACGTTTTCGGATCAAGTTTTGCGTTTGCCATCGCTGGCAAAGACGGCGAATCGTGGTCTGAGGAAGACGGCCAGGCCGTGCGTTACGTCCACGAAGTCGAGGGCGTCTACGACGTTTCCCCCGTGCTCACGCCAGCGTATGAGCAGGCCACCACGGGCGTGGCGGTTCGCTCCTATGAGCGGTTCCTACAATCGCACCGACCGGCGCTGAAGCTGCCGGGTCTCTCACGGGATGCGAAGAGCGAGAAGGCAATCCGTAGGTTTCTGCGACAGCATGGCCACAAGATCGGGTGACGTTTGCCCACACTGTCGCCGGGCACGCTTTGGCGTGTACTCGTCATCAGAAAAGGGCGGCATTTGCACTCGCTACCTGCGGTGCCCATCGTGCCGAAAGACGGCTAAGCACGTCGTGAAGTCGTGCGAAGTTCGCAGACGCTCGCTGCCTAACTAGGCAACAACCTGCAGTCTCTTAACTGCAAGGAACGGCACCGCTGGCTCTAGCGTGCGTATAGGTCACCACCTACCGCACACAGGAGCCACACGAATGGCCGCCAGCAAAGTCAAGGAACTGCTCGACGAACTCGCCGCGACCCTCGCCGAGATGGGGATGCTCGAGGAGCAAGAGGGCGAGCCGGCTGAGGAGACGGCGATGGAAGGCGACGAGACCATGCCCGCCGCGATGGAGCGGTCTGCCGAAGCTCGCCAGGCGAAGTACGACGATTTGCTGGCCAAGGCTGAGCGGATCAAGTCGGCAATCGCCAAGGAAGAGGCCCGTGAGGCCCGCAAGGCCGAGCTGCTTAAGGTTCTGCACCGTGCTGCCCCCGTGGAGTCCACCGAAATGGCCAAGCCCCGCATTGAGGCCGTGTCCTACCGGGGCTACAAGCCCGGCGTGTTTGAGTCGCCCGAGGTGGCCCACCGCTGCGGCATGTGGCTCAAGAGCATCAACGGTGACTCTCACGCCCGCCAGTGGGTGCGTGACGCGCTCGGCATCGAGTCCCGTGACCTCGGCGGCCAGATCAACAGCCTCGGCGGTGCGCTGGTTTTCGAGGATTTCAGCAACTCGCTGATTCGCCTTGTCGAAACTTTCGGCGTGTCCATGAACCTCGCCCAGCGGGTTACGACCTCGTCTGACACCCTGCTGGTGCCCAAGCGGCTGTCGGGCGTCACCGGTTACTGGCTGGGTGAGAATTCCACCATCCAGACCAGCGACCCCACTGCGACGATGGTGCAGCTGGTGCTCAAGAAGCTGGCAGCGTCCACCCGCGTGAGCAACGAGCTGCTGGCCGACAATGCGATTTCGGTGGCTCAGTGGCTCGTGCAGGAATACGGCACGACCATCAGCGGCACCCTCGATGATGCGTTCTTCAACGGCGACGGCACCAGCACCTACGGTGGCATCCGTGGGCTGTCGCAGATCAACGACGGCACGCACACGGCGTCGATTCATTCGGCCGCGACTGGCAACACCACGATTGCCAGCCTGGACATTGACGATTACCTGGGTGCCCTGGCCAAGCTTCCCCGCTACGCCATCGGTACCTCAGCGTTTTACATGCACCCGAGCGTGTACCACAACAGCGTGCAACGCCTGATGCTGTCGAGCGGCACGGCTGGCAGCGGCACCATCGGTGCTCTGTCTGGTGGAAACACCGCCCAGAACCTCGCCCAAGGCACGCCCAACACGTTCCTCGGCCTGCCGGTGGTGTGGGTTCTGAAAATGAACTCGGCACCGACAACCGGCCAGATCGCGGCCTACGTCGGCGACATCTCGCTCTCGTCCATCATGGCGAATAAGGGCGACATGCAGATCGCCAGCTCGACCGACCGCTACTTTGAGGCCGACCAGACCGTGTGGCGGGTCACCTACCGCTGCGATATCAACCACCACTCGCTGGGCACCACCAGCGAGGCTGGCCCGGTCGTCGCACTCAAGCTCGCTTAATCCTGACATCCTTCCCTGGAGACTTTGAGACATGAACCACGCTTCTGGAACTAAGAGCGTCACGAAGGCTACGGCGAGCGTTGCGGCCAGTGCCACGCACTCGCACGAGATCGACTGTGCAGGCTTCAAGTACGCCAGCATCGACGTTGTGTTCTCGCCCTTCACGGCGGCCACTGCGGCGTATGCCAGCGTGCTGAAGGTTCAGGAGAGCGACGCCAGCGGCTCGGGCCAGGCGGACGTTACGGGCCTGTCGATCACGGCTGGTGCCGGCGCGACGACCGGTTTCAGCGTCGGGGCCGTGGCCCGCTTCAACGTTGACCTGCGGGGCCGCAAGCGGTACCTGACGGTCGTGACCAGCCCCGGCAACACCGTTGCCATTGCGAGCAACGCCCGGCTGTCCAAGGCCGAGCAGCACGCTGTGACGGCCACCGAGAGTGGCGTGAACAACGTCGCCAACCTGTGATTGCTTGACATTGCTGCGATAACGCCCACAGCGGGCGGCTGGGTTCGCCCCGGCCGCCCGTTTTGCGTTACGCAAGGAGCACACCGTGAAAGTAAGTGTTGGCAACGCCGAGCACGAACTGAGAGTCGAGGCGGCATTCTCGATGCCACGCCTGACGTTCAGCGATAACTTCTTCTGCGTCATGCAGTCGCTGCTGCCGCTCGGCATTCGCCCGACAAAGTTTGTGGGGGCATTTTGGGAGCAGTGCCTCGATCGCGTCCTGCTCGAGATGCTGGACCGCACCGACTGGATTCTGGCGATTGACTACGACAGCGTCTTTGAGGCCGACACCGTACAGCGGCTGATGACTGCGGCCATGGTGAGCGGATACGACGCCGTCGCTCCGCTGCAAACGAAGCGAGACGAAGGCGTGCCCATGTTTACGCCTGAAGGCCACGACGGCACCATCGGCCTGGTGCAGCTGCCCAATACATGGTTTGAGGCTGTCGTGCAGCCGGTGAGCACCGCCCACTTTGGATGCACGCTGATCCGCAGCGAGGCTCTGAAGCGGACGCCGACGCCTTGGTTCCTGGGCACGCCACGCCCTGACGGGCATTGGGGCGACGCGCCCGAGGGCGAGCAGCCACGAACCGACCCAGACATTCACTTCTGGCGGCAGTTCAAGTCATG